CATACCAAGATGCGTACCGTAATGGTGAAATCGAACTCGAAGACTATTACAAGTACGAAGAAGAAGTATATGAAGGCCGCAAAGAGTTATTCCAAGATTATCTGAACGATCTTGAGTTTAAGATTGCTGGTTTGGAGCGTCTTGATGGAACCGAGGGTCAGATTATCAATCTGTACCTTGGCATGATAAAGGATATCAAGACAGAAATTGCTCTAGCAAGAGCCAGAGGTCTCGACGAAAACGATGAGTATATTCAGGAGCTTTTAGAGCAACAGCGTGACTACGAAGACGAGATTGCGGACATCCGTGAGGACGCAACCGATGATGCGAAGGGCGCAGTTGAAGACCTGATTGAATATCGTATCAAGATGCTAAAGCAGGATCTTGAGAATGAACGGGATGCTCTGGAAGATAAAAAGGATGCACTGAAGGACTTCTACGACGAGCAGAAGGATTTACTGCAGCGGGCTTACGATGATGAAAAGACTCTCGAAGAGAGAAATGAAAAGCGTAAGGCTAAGACTGACATTGAAGCTGAGCTTGACCAGTTGAAGTTTGATGATTCCGCTTGGGCGCAAAAGCGCAAGCTGGAACTGCAGGAAGAACTTTCTGTTGCACAAAAGGATCTTGACGACTTTGAAAAGGAACAGGCTCTGGACAACACTCAGAACCTGTTGGATGCTATCTATGAGAAGCAGGCCGCTCAGATCGATGCAGAGATTGAAGCAATTGAAGCACAGCTGAACGATCCAGAGGCTCTGTATAACCAAGCTTTGCGGGATATTCAGAACAACACTCAAGCATTGTATCTTGAAATGGTCGAGTATAACGCTAAGTACGGAGACGGAAACGCAGAGACAGTCAAGACCATGTGGGATGAAGCAAAGGCATCTCTGGATGACTTCCTGGATACTTTCGGAAGAGCATATAAGGACATCATCCTTGTGGCCTCCCCTGGTTCATCTTCTTCCGAGGGATACGCGACCGGTACTCGTAGTGCTGCGCCGGGTGTCAAGAAGGTCGATGAGAAGGGCGCAGAATGGCTGTTCACTTCTGGCGATGGCACGAAGTACCGTGTCTTCTCTGGTGGCGAAATGGTTCTGAATACAGAAGCTACTAAATTCCTGTACGACTTTGCTATGGACAGAGGAAACGCACTGTCTAATATGTTTGCTAGTTTGCTGAATGCAGTGAACCTGACCAGCATTGGCAGACAATCCCAGCCGATTCAGCTATCGACTGGAGATATCATCATTCAGGGCAATGCCGATCAGCAGACCGTGTCTGAGATCCGCAGAGCACAACGTGAAGGTATCGACTATATCCTCAAGCAGTTTACACGCTTGAACAAATAAACAATGGCTCCCCATATTACAGGGGAGCCATAACTATATAGGAGGTGATCGAATGGAACTTTCGGGCAGTCATTTTATTTATAATGGTGTTGCATCTGAGCAATACGGTTTAATTTTTGCAAACGTAGATACAAGCAGATTATCTTCCCTTGCCGGTGAATCTTCTTCTGTGACTGTGTATAACAAAAGCGGAAAGAAGAATTACTTTATCGGTGAAGATTTTGAGAGTTCACCTCTTATTTTTGACGCCGAGGTAATTACTGAAGATGAGCACAGCCTGGACAGATGGACTCGTAGAGAGATTGAAAAATGGTTGTTCCACCAGCATGATTACAGAAAGCTGTACGTGGATGAGTGCTGTGACGTATCTTCGGATACTTACGAAGTAATCAACGGCGAGTATAAGCAGCTGTATCTAAGCTGCAGATTCACAAATGCAGAAAAAATAGAATCCGCAAACGGTATCATCGGTTACAAATTTACTATTGAGTGTGATAGCAGAATGGCATGGCAAGACCCTGTGGGTTACTCTTACACCTTTGATAGTGCTGGTGACACGTTCAATACAGTCATCTCTGTTAATGTGGATACAGATAGCAAAGATTATGTGTATCCGAAAGTCGTTATCTCTATCGGCAGTACTGGTGGCGATATCATCATTTCCAATCTAACGGATGACTCAACGCGGACAACATCTTTTGATGGATTAACACCGAATATAACACTAACAATGAAAGGCGAAGGAATCAACTATGTTTCCGGGGATAATTACTTAAAGTTTTCGAACCGGAACTTCATTCGCCTGCTTGATGGTGAGAATAAGATATCAATTTATGGCGATATAATCGGAATTGAATTCGAATTCCAGAATCGTCGCTACCTATAAGCGAGGTGTGATATGAAGGTAAAGTTCGATTCACTCAATCGCTTTGAGGTGCCGAAGTTCTTTGTGTGCAGCCCAGGCAGTCAATATAAGTCTGGACTATTGACCAATGTTCTTGGCTGCTTATCTGACACAAGTGACGAGGAATTGGTGCTAAATTTTGGTGCCATGTCAGAATTGAATTTTCGGATCAACCGTATTAAGAGAGAAGATCCAGACGAAAACGCATACACTCTAATGCTTTATCGTGCATTGCAGAACCGACGCCTCATATTCGTGGAAGACGTAGGCTACTTCTCAATCTCAAGTGTTTCCGACGATTATGTCAATGGTGTCCATTACAAGGACATTAAGGCAGAATCCTGTGAGGTTGAGATTCAAAACAAGCTTGTTCCTTACATTGAAGACGGAACGTACCTGTTTACAGATCTGCTAGAAAAGATTGTCGCAGTTTTGCCGATGTGGACTATTGGTGAGGTCAATGGCGATGTCGCAAAGAAGTATAGAACCTTTGAAGGCGTAAGCACCGAACTGAACGCCCTGGCATTTCTACAAGAGAACATGCAGGATGCTTATGAGTGTATCTTCCACTTTGACACGATCAATCGTAGGATCGATGTCTACGATCAGAACAACTATTTTGCAGAGACACAAATCCATATCACCAAGGCTGACGTGATTAACACACTCACGATCTCCGAGGGGTCTGAGGATTTGTATACTGCGCTTAACGTTCAGGGCGATGAAAATCTGAACATCTCCCCTGTCAACCCAATCGGCACAAATGTGATCTACAACTTTGACTACTATCTGGACTGGATGACAGACTCCCTTCGTGAGAAAGTGGTCGCATGGCAGGAGCTGGTTGCTTCCAAAGAATCTGAGTATTATGACCTCAATCTTGCTTATTACGAGAATCTGACCTCACAGTCTGATTTGAATTCTGAAATTGACAGAATAAACATTCAGATTGAAATGTACCAGCGTTGCCGGGATAACATTGTCGCCAATGGTTCGACAGCTACTGTGCCAAGTTATAACAAAGTGATCGAAGAAAATGGTGGTGTTCCTGTTGGCGTTCAGAACGAACTGGCAGACACTCTTGCAGAGATTGATACTTTGATCGCAAATGCTAAGAATGACCTGGCACAGGCGAAAGCAGACCTCGACGATGCTGCTGCAGAAGTCTCTGGACTACTTGATTCAATTGTGGCAATTCATGAAAGTGTTGCTATTACCTCCTACTTCACAGAAGCTGAGTACAATGAATTAAGCAATTACATTTATGAGGGAAGTTATACTGACGAGTACATTTCTGTTACCAGTATAATGACCTACTCAGAAAAGTTCCAGCAGATGAAGACTCTATATGACCGGGCTGTTACAAGACTGAGTCGTGTCTCCGAACCTACGCAAGAGTTCTCAATGGATGTTGAGAACTTCCTGTTTGCGAAGGAGTTCGAAGAATGGAGCGAACAGCTTGAGACTGGCTGTTTAATCAACGTGGAGCTTGAAGTCGACGATGTGGCCTTGCTCTTCTTATCGAATATAACCGTTAACTATGCGGACAAGTCTTTGCAGATGACCTTCGGAAATCGCTTTAGCCGATTCGACCCGAAGGCCATTTTTAATGGCGTACTTGGCGATATCAAGAAATCCACGAACTCCATCAACTACATCAAGGAGATTCTCTACCCTGTCAAGGATGGCGAATTTGACATGATGAAGGAAGCAATTGAGTCTTCTGGTATTCTGACCAAAAATGCTGCACTTGCTTCCGCAAATCAGGAGATCATCATCGACGATACTGGCATTCTGGGACGCACTTTACTGGAAAACGGAGAGTACGGCCCGAAGCAAATCAAGATCACCAACCAGACCATTGTTTTCACTGACGATGGCTGGGAGACCGCAAGCACTGCCATTGGCAGCTTCCTGTTTAACAACCCATTCACAGGTGAGGTCGAAGAGCGCTATGGTGTGATTGCCGATACCCTTATTGGCAGTATGGTCTTGTCTGAAGAAGTTGGTATCTATAACACGAACAACAGTATTACGCTGGACAATAATGGTTTTACGCTGACTTCCGATTACACGTCCAACGACCCGAGCCGGATGGTATTCACAATTCAGAAGAAGCTGTTAGATGATTCTGGTAATGAGTATTACTCCAAGCAGTTGTATATTGACGACAACGGCAACCTCGTACTTAACGGTACTATCAGTATTTATACCAGTTCCGGTGATTCTACGAACCTAGAAGATCTGGCGTCTGGCGGCGGTGTCGGACCGCAGTATCTGCACATCAAGTACTCTGACGATTGCCTGACATTTACTGGAAACGCATTATCGACGAATATCGATAAATGGGTTAGCGGTGTTGCCCCTTCAAGAGATACGATTGACACAGGCGTTGTTGTTGACGGATACACGCACTACATTACTTATGTGG